CACCTCGTTAATGATATTAGATGAAATTGGCAAGTACCCTCCTGGTTACATCGACCTAATGTTACTAGCTTGTCCCGGTGTAACACACATTATATTCACTGGTGATCCAGCCCAAGGCGTGTACCATTGCGTTGAACCTGATAACACACTTAATGGTACCACAGCGGAAATTGATCATCTGAGCCGATATGCCGCTGTATATTTACGCAAAACGAAGAGACCATGTTGCGGTGTTGCCCATGTTTTCGGTTTTGATCATGAGTGCAACCAACGCCCTGGACAATTACATGTAGTCGATACTTGGCGTGATGTCCCACATTATTTGTTTGCTGGCACTCTTAACTCCAGAAAATACGCTGATTTAGGCCTCGATACTTACACATTCCTAACATCCCAAGGGGTCAACTTCACTAAACCCTATGCAATAATAGCCGATGAAGATGCCACTCATGCTGATGACCGAGCCTGGTACACCGCAATCAGTAGAGGTATGACTGACATTTGGATTATCGCCCACAAATTGAAGCCCAGACAGCACTTCCGTTCCAGTATAGCTCGTGCAATATTCAGTGGGGATAGAGACAAGATGGCCTTGGCCATTGTAGCTCACATAGCGCGTTACACACCCAAGCACCTACTTGATCCAGTACGAACTGCGATGAACTCTGGGGCAATCAAGTACCGACCCCTCCCCACCCTTAGCTCACACGAACTCCCTCATTTATCAGGTATAATTGATGAAACTGAAGAACCTGCTTATCCCCAAACCGCTATCCCTGCTGTCGAAAACTACACTGAAAACATTCCATTAATCCACTATGCCCCTTTTTCTATTGACTCTGACCTAACTTACACCACTGAACTATTCCTGGGCATATACCAACCCGAGCCGCGACTAGCTGAATTACGCGAAGTGCTTATTGGTGATGAATTTACCCAACAAGTTGATGACTCCACCCCGGGCCGCTCCATGTTTCTAAGACATACCCGAAAAGACATTGCCACTGAGAAATGGACGAACATTGGCCGTTTCAAACCTAAGACCAATGAAAACCTCTCCGCATGCGAAAAGGATGGTATGCTCCTTTGGGTTGCCTTCAAAGTAGTTTATGCACCAACCTTCCAACCATTCAACCCTGTCGAGTATGAACAATGCAAACGAATGGACCAAGACAGATTCATGGACAAAGGACTCAAACAGTTACTCGCCATTGCTGAACGCGCTGATCCCGATTGGCCCATTACTTATGCCGAAACCTTTCTTAAGGGCCAAAGTATAACAAAACCCGGTACGTATGATCGCAATGCAAAAATGGGCCAACTGGTCATCTCGTTCAATACCATAGCTAACTTTATGTTTGGGGCCCTCGCTCGCTACGTATCTCATGTATTTAAACAAGCCATGCCCGATACTTTTTTTATGCTCGACCAATGCACGGACGTCGAACTAAGCGCCTTTGTTCAATCCAAGTGGGACTTCTCTATCGACAGCTCTGAAGATGACTATACGGCGTTTGACTCTACCCAAGGCGGTGAATTCCTGATCTTTGACAAACACTTAATGCGAGCTTGCCAAATCCCCGAAGAGGAAATCCAACGATATTTACATTTTATGACTAATTTACACACATTCATGGGCGCAATGGGTTTCATGATGCCATCCGGATGCAAATTTACACTTCTATTCAACACAACCAGGTCCCTAGCCTACCAGTGCCTCAAGTACGACCTAGATAAAACTACCCCGATGTGTGGCACCGGTGATGACATTGCATGCAATGGTACCCCCCGCGTCAGATCAATTTTCCTCAAGAATGAGAAACACTTTAAACTTGTAAGCAAACGCGTCGTGAAGAAATACCCCTTATTTTGTGGCTGGCGGTTGACCCCCGCTGGTTGCTTCAAAGACCCCCAACTCATGCTAGACCGCACGATGTACCAAGCTGCACGCAACAACCTTAGCAAATGTTACCTGTCATATGCTGCTGATCTCACCCCTTTACATTTAAATTTCGAGTTCGCCCAAGCTTTCCTAACAGAACACGAAGCTGAAGCTCACCACCTTACTATGGACATTTTAAGAAAATCTGCAAGAAATTATGGAAACAAACTAATAGGAAATTTTATCACTACATATGGAGTTGCTCGCAATTATTCTATCAATGCCGGGGCAACAATAATTAAGCATTCAATAAACTTTAAGAAACGAAACCCCATGTCTTTCTTCGACCCTAACAACCCGCATGGCCTGTTCGGTGCGGCTCACGCCGGTGCCAGACATGCCCAACGCACCTCTGAAGGTGTGGAACATTTAGCCCACATAGTCCAAAGTGAAACTCCAGCAGTGGTTGCTGAAGTTGAACACATCGCTCACGAGATAATACATGAAGTTGAGGAAATAATCGGGGAAATCATAGATGACTTGGATGGGGAGGTAAATTCAATAATACACTCAGACAACTCATCAGATATGGCCTACAACCCCATCTATAACATCACACTCTGGAGAACCTACATTAACGCCCAGTGGGTCACCTCCGCCCATTCCGTGTCAGTAATTAACAACTTGCGTAGAGTGGACTACTCCGTAGTTGCTTCACGACGCGAAGGGCACGGTATCCTCAATGACTACATTGCTGGTATGCAAATGGGGCGTGAAATCTTCAACCGTCAAAAACGCTTCCCTGACGATGACAACTTTTGGCTCACCCAGGCCGACTCCTGCTTCTCGAATTTGCTGACTGAACTATCGTCCTGCTTATCATGGCGCGCTGAGACAACTGACGGATCTAACGGAAAAGCTGCCCGTGGTGATAGCCAAGCTACTAACCCCGCCAATCGCTCTAGCTCGCTCGACCCTGACTACAACAACAATTTTAAGCGGTATGAGGAATTGCTCAAACAATTCAGCCACATACTCAGCAACCCCAGTTGCACCTGGACCCAGGCCCGCTTTGAAGAAGTAGTGGCCGCTGTGTGGGCATAGCAATCAAAGATCAACCCATATAATCACACCCTCCCCCGATGGCCACTTGACATGTTTACAACTACCGCTCTCGCTTTCCGCACCTTTTTACAGTCGCGACCCACCCCTGATGTAGTGACTGAACACTTACGCGAACAGGATTATTACGATGTCAGTTCTTGGGAGGAGCTCATAGATAACGACGTAGAGGCCGCAAACGAATTAGCTGATGCTATGTATGATTATATGGGTGAAGAATTTGTTGATATCCCGCTCTCCCCCCTCTTTGTTATTGAGGCTGGTAACTTACACGACCAAGCCACTCAAATAGAAGCTGAAAACCTCGCC